GGCTAGGCTCATGGGCCTTATTTAAACATCATTAATAATTTGCATTTAGTCATATTATGCGATAAGATACATATAACAAATAAACAAATAACTGAGGAATGAGAACAATGCATGACGAACTAATCAAACGATTTGGAACAATCCAAGTAGAGGGGTGGACGCACAAAATCGACGCAACACAAGAAGAAATAGAAGCGGCTATCCAACAAGAGAAAGAAAAAAAGGCGAAAGAAGAAAGAAGGACAAAAAACGAGTATTTCAAAAGGGAAGAAATAGTGGATTACTGGAATGATTTTATTAAGGAGTATGACAGCGAATCAATTAAAAGAGATATAGACGATTTACATAACTACGCATTCAATCAGAGCTATTACATCATAGGTACGTACAAAGCTACTCAATGGTTAGAGGATCAAGTATTCAATATAATAAATATCATCAAAGAATATGAGCAAGACAATTTTGGAGCAATAACGACAGATTTAAGCGACCCAGAAAGCGTCGTAAATATGTATGTGTATATCGTCGGCGAGGAAATTTATCAAGAATGGTTGAGTAAGCAAGACGAAGACTAGACCAACAAATAACAAAGGAATAATATTATGATAATTGAATTTAATGCCAAATTAGTAGCCGCTGCCGCCATGAGTCAAAGCAAGGGTGACGGCCGTTATTATTTACAAGGTGTATATTTTACAGATAAACAAGTTGTTGGGACAAATGGTCATATTATGACCGTAGGGTATGACTCAGAAAGTGTTTTTACAGAAGTAAATTCGCTAGACGAAGACTCGGACGTTATACTACCAATATCTACAAAAGATATAACCGCATTAAAAAGTAAACATTCAGACACAGTTATTTTTAATGTTAAAGATGAAACATTAAAAGTATTAGACTCTTGTAAAAGCGTTTTACACATGGCGCAATGTAAAAGAATTGACGCAACTTATCCAGATTGGGAACGAGTTATTCCACAAATAAAGGACGAGCAAGCAAGGTTCACTAATATTGACGGTAAATATCTAAAACTTATAAGTGAAACTGCTAAAGTTTTAGGTAAAAGGTCGGTAGTAATTAGGGCAACGGATTCAAAATCATCGTCACCATGCTTAATAACCTATGACCTAACTAATGTATATTCTATTGTTATGCCTTTGAAAGACGAAGAGCTTTTAATAGAGACACCATCGTTAAAAGTACCCCCACAAGAAAAAATGGCCGCGTAACTTAAACATGAAAGGAAGGGGATTACTTGGTAATCCTTTTTCTTGTGCGTTTAAGACTAATAAAAGGAGAATCAACAAATGGATAAAGAACTAAGTAAACTATTTGATTTATATGATGGTAACTTATTTAACTATTTTATGTGCGGCATGACACCAGAAGAGTCAAAAAAAGCTAATGAAACTATAAAAGAACTTAAAAAAAAAGGAAAGAACAATGATTAATATTATGAATCAAATAGAGTATGAAAAAATAATTACGAAAGAACCTAGTTTTATACGTGAAAATTTAATTGGTGATGCGTCAGAAGTTACTTGTTTATCACCTAAATTTATCGGTAAAATTCAACTTTCTGAAACCATGCTAAACAAGGGTATTATTGATGCAAATGCCAGTGTTAAAAAATTACTGGCCTTAGTAGATAAAGATTTTAAACATATCCCGAAGGGTAAAAAAGAAAGGGATTTATTAAAAGAACCCGACCTTGTCGAATGTGTTTTTTATAACTCTCAGACTACTAGTAGCATATCGTTGTACCGAACTAAACGAGGTGACTGTAGGTTTTCAATTTGTGGAATCAAACAAGAAGCTTCTGTTGGCGATGTTCTAGGTCTAACTTATGGTTTATCCGAAAATAATAAAATCATTATTATAGTAAACGTAGAAAAAGAGAATTAATACAAATAAAGGAAAAACTAGCGGCATAAACCTATGACTAACCTGTATATTATAGATTGCAAAGGTGACGCTGGTGTTGGCGATGAGGTCACGTTTGATCGGGCGGTATTTGTTGGTAGTTATCCCAACTCTAAATTTTCACACAACGAGACTGTCGAAGCAATTATTGTAGCGGAGAGCTACGGAGAAAAAAAGCAGCAACACACTTTTACACTTGAACTACCTAACGGTAAAAAAACCAGAATCAAAGGACGTAACTTATACCGTAACGAGTTATTTAGAAAACCTTGGGCGAGTGAATCCAAAAGAGTGGAAGCATTGCAAGAGAAGCATCAACGCGGTGACTTAGCTCGTACAGAAAGAATCATCAGAAAAGAATTATCCATATAAAAAGCTTTTCAATTTATGAGATAAATGCTAATATTTTACTAACTAAACGACAAATAAAGGAAAGAACATGGAAAAGAAATATGAAATCACAGACCAGAATCGTGTGGAGTTTTTAAAATTTTATAATAAACTTGACTACGCTTTAAACACTCTGGAAGAAACGAGTGACTTGTGGCTATCGGATATCCAGAACTTGCATAGCCTAAAGCACCTTATAGCTAAAGCATTAGACTTTAGTCATATGCGTGACGAAGAAGGTACTATACTGCCTTTCGAAAATTGGGTTCTTACAGAAGATAATGTTGATAAGACACATAAAAAGGAAAAAGGGGTTAATTAAAAATAAAAGGAAGCAGTCTGGCTGAAACTGGGCTGCTTTTTTATGTTTAAAATCAACTACACCACAAATAAAGGAAAAGAAAATGAAAGAAAATAGAAACGAGTTTTATAGGTTGCGAGAAGCCTTAAACCAATCGGGCATGAGTCAAAGAGACTCTCAACAATTAACCAAATTGCTCGGTCCTCACTTAGCCACCATCAGTTTGCTTTTTGCAGAACTATTACCAAATGATAAAAAGGCCGTGGAGCAATGTTTACCAGAAATTATATCACTGAATAAGCAATTTGAGAATTTACAGAAGGGGGACTTCTAAGTGTTTTGGTTATTACAGAAGTTATTAGAATTAATTTATGGAAGCGATAGTGTTGAGAAATATAACGATAAAAAGAGAGATTAAAAAATGTTTATAGAGGAAAAAAACCCAAAATATAATTTACAAGAACTAGTTTTCCAGCATGAAAATAACCAGTACCAGGGTGAATGTGAATTTAAGGTAGATATAAACGGCTGGATTTATATAAAAATTCACGAAAACGAATTAGAGGTAATCGAATAACTTAGAGTAATTCTTATCCTCGATACATAAATCGGGTTCCACGGAATCAAGGCCATACAGCGCAAGTTGTACGGCCTTTTTTTCAGCCCTAAACAACAGCCAGCTTTTTTCACGTTTAAGTTTTCTGGGTATGTAACGTACCAATATAAAAACAGGCGCGTTTTTTGCTTTGGTCATGTAGGAGATTTGTGCTGGACTAAGCCGTACTTTGTTAGAGGTACACACTTTTAATTCAATCTGAGTGATTACTCCACCTGGCGTAATAATGGTTAGATCAGGATAACCGGCGTAAAGGCTTTCTACTCTTGTTAATACGAATCCTGGTGGTGCTGATTGTTTGAATCTTTGGTAGAACTGACGTTCCTTAGTCCCTGTCTCCTGGGGAGTCAATTTCGGCATCTGGAACAATTTTGTATTCGGCATCTAACACCTCTTCAGAGGGTGAGTGATATTGGGATTTTAGTTTTTTAAGCTCTTCTAAAACACGATCCTTGTCCATCGAATCAATAGAGGAGTGGTGCAAACTTACTGACTGATTGACGTAGAGTCCGGCGGCCTTACCCCTACTGACCTCCGCTTGAACGGAAGCGCCATAATTTTCAGATTCCAAACAACGATTCCTGATGTAAGCGAGTGATTTGAGATGGGATTTTAAAGTAATTGAGAATTGCGAGTCAATTTCCTCCGACAACATCGATATAGCTCGCTGGACTTTAGGGTTTTTTAGCAACGTAGTAGCGGTGGAAGCGGCAGAATCACGGTTGCCCTTTCCATATCCAGCTTCTAGCGCAAGGTCTGATAGATTTCTAAAACCTTTATGAGCCGCAACAAGTTCCGCGAACGTCCGTTGCTTTTCTGTTAATTCGCCGATTAATGCAGTTTTAGGGCTTAGTTCAGTTATTTTTCTACGCTTACCTTGGTAAGGTTTTTTAGGCGAGTTAGTGCTTGGAAAGTTTTTTAATTTTTTCGTCATAAACCTTAATTAGCATATCTAGTAGGGGTTATACAGCAAATTATTACTTTTATTTACACCATTTACTTTTGCTTATCGGAAAATTGATATTTACGTCTATTTATGCACACACCGCCTACACTACCAAAACCTTAATTTGTAGGCAGATAGAGCTTGTTTTTACGTTATATATCATACACTTACAGCGTTTGCATGCGAAGCATGCGGTGCATGCGGCAATTTGAAATGGAAATAAAAAAAAGTACCATCTCCTCCACAAACCTATATAGAAACGACGATTAATGCACAAATTACAAAAGACCCCCGAACCACGCAACTTTATTTCGTATTCTCGTATTTTTATCCTAAAACCTTGCTTCCCTCTCCTTTATGCGATATTCTGCGATAACATAAAGGAAGAAATCAAATGAAAAACATACATGAATTATTAGATCAACTGAACTATTTACTGGAAAACCCTGAGTTAGTGGAGGACCCTGATAGAGCCGCTCACAATCTTGCATGGGATATGGTGAATGCCACACGACCGGAGGAGGGAATCAAATGAAAAACCTACATGAATTATTAACCGCCGTTAAGTTATGTAATGAAGAAATGAGCCATTTGCTGGAAAACCTGGTCGAAGCCACACGACCGAAGGAAGACCTTGTATTCCCATCTCTTGTTTCGGAAACGCCGAATGACTTTAGAACCGAGTCTATGCATCAGCTCGCCAAGGAACGAGGCGGGAAGTGCCTGTCTAAGCAATATATTAATAATAAAACAGACCTTGAATGGGAGTGTTCCAAAGGGCATCGGTGGAAGGCCACACCTGCTAAGATTAGAAATAAAGGCACTTGGTGTCCTGCTTGTGCGGGTAGCAAACGATTAACCATCGGAGATATGCAGGAAACGGCTAACGCCCACGGCGGCAAGTGTCTGTCCATAAAATATTATAATGTAAGCACGAAATTACTATGGGAATGTGCTGAAGGACATAGGTGGGAGGCAAGACCCACGGACATTAGATCAGGTACTTGGTGTCCGTCTTGTGCAAACATACGAAGAAGTAAGAATATGTTCGGACTTGACATGGGGGGATTTATAAATGAACCTAACACCAGAAGAAATTAGCAGTGCGTTGGATAATCTGGATTATGCTTTATCTCACTCACATAGTCCAGCGTTCAAGGCGATATGGCAAGCGCATAAAAACACACTTTTGCGAAGGCTAGAACGGCAAGACGTATATAGGGTGTCTAGAAGACAGACCAGTTAGATTTTCCTCCCGTCTTGGGATTTGTTGCTCTCCTACCCACGGAGGGTTTTTGCCCAAGGCTACTCAGTGGGTGTGGTAAATGGTTGATGGCCCTAGACCACACCCACTCTTTTATTGTATTGTCAAGCTATGGAAATCGAAGACGTGTTCTCGTATGAGTTTATTGATATTGCTTCTCGCAAATCTAAGGGCGACGACTATTGGATATTAAAGCCTAAGTTCTTAGAAAGACTGGACAGCAGGGGTTTTACTTTTAAGTCCAAGAGCCGCCAAGAGCCGTTCTTCAGCATGCAGGTATT